GTCGAAGGGGGCGAGGATATCCACTCCCTCAACGGCCGACTTCGGGTAACGACGTACGTAACCCTCGTAGACCATCGAGCTGATCGTGAGAATAGACTTCCCCAATGGGCTGACGGTTGGATCTAGCCATTTGCCCAAATGGCCAGACCGAAGCAGGGCAAGACCGCAATCAGCGGCGAGCTCGTTGCCCCTCATCAATTCAAAGAACTGACAAAGGTGGGACTCCACGTCCACGGTTTGCTCCAGAAGCCGGTAGAGTGCCTTCTGCCACGAGAGGAAGATCCCTCCGGAAACTCCCCCCCGCACGAAGGCTGTGGAACAGAACTCAAACTGGGGTGAACCCAGTCCGAACTCTTCCACCAACTTACTGTCGGAAGCCCACCCGCAAGACACCAAGAGTCCGAAAACATAGCTCGCCTCTCTGAGGGAACAATGCCTCCGTGTCTTGAAATCTGCCGGTGAGAACTGTGATGGGCCGTATGACTTCACCCGGTGTCCGAGTTCCTCTAACACCTGGGGGTCGCCACCAGTATCCACACAGTCGTCTCCCATGGCCATAGCACCATTGGCCCCACTTTCGTAGGCGACCGCAACACGAATCCGACTGTTCGTCGAAGACGTGTTGTACGATCCAGATTTCTGAATGCCATCCAACCGCTGAGCGATTAACTGACCGTCAGAGAACTGCCAGACGGCGCGTGCCAGGCACCGCGTCCTGTTTCGAAAAGCCCACTCGCCGGGAGTGCCATGAAGTCCACCCAGAGACACTCGCATCTCTGCATCAAACTCCAGCTCCCAGCCAGAGACTGAGAAATCCCAGCCACTGACATCCGACGACGCAGGGGACGCATTCTCCAACCCGACGGTGGGCATCATCTCAGCAACGATTTCTCGCTGCTGAGGAAGGTTGATACCCATCCCCGACTTAGAGGGAACCTCAGTAAACCTAGAAATCTCAAGTTTGTTCTGCCTTGCGAACAAAACGCGCTCGACTAACTGGTCCACGAGGGAGACTGAAGAAATCAGCCTCATGCGGCCCTCCTGTATCTTCTTCAAAGAGTGGGGCTCGTTCTTAACGAAGACCCTGACAGGGTCCACAAACCCTGCCTGCACTAACTCTTCTGCTGACATTGAATCGACCTTGACGGGGTCGGTTACTGCCAACAGTCGCACTCTTTCCCACACCGCCTCAACGAGCACCTCGCGGTACTGGTCAAGGATGATCCCATTGCTCTTCCCCAAAGCTGCCAGTGGAACTCCTGGCGAAGCGTCTCGATTTACCTCTTGGAGGACGTCTCTGAGCTGAAATAGCTCGAGAAACGCTTCAAAAGAGAAATGAGCTCGCTCCCATCGGACCCACTCTGTGTGTCCGAGAGCTTGTGGATAAGCTTGTCGCACGCGCTCTGCAGTTTCTCTGCAGAATCGCGTACGGCTGGGCCGGCTACCTGTGAAGGTTGTGGCTTGGAGCTTGAAGCTGGTGCGCTCTGCTTCGGCGCCTCGGGCGGGCCACTGGATCCCTTGGAGCGACGGCTCCTCCTGCGCCGCTGCGCAGACGAAGTCTCCGACTCGTTTTGGTTTCCAGTTGCCGCGGAATTGGACGCGCGACTCTCCGACTGCGTCAAACCCCTCGATCCAAGGCTTGCCTTCCGTCCAGGCATATCCCCCGATGTCTCGGAGGATTTGTTGGGCCCCGCCACCTGGCATTGCGGAGCCAACCCGTTTCCCGGGGAAGGCGCGGTGGGTGCTACAGTCTCCACGGTGTCAGCCGCAACGGCTGCAGCCGCCTGGGCCTGGGCAATAATCGCCCTAGCCTCCGGGCGAGTCGCTTCCGCATCATCCTTCGGGACCGCCGATGCCTCAGAAGTGGCGCAAAGATGCTCCACGGCACTCGGGCCCAAAATCTTCCGACCTCCATCGCCGAGTAGCGACTGCTGACTCGCCTCCAAGTACTCGAGGGCGGCTCCCGCACTAGACGGGGGAGCGCCCGAGATCTCGAAGAAGAGAGCACGGTGGACTTCTGGGCGCAGAGCTCGCAGGTCCTGCGCACGCATGACCCATTCACCGCGCTGCGGGTGAATCCACCTCGCGAGCGTGGCAACGGTACATGCGGTCTCCTGAGCGGGATCGCTTGTGAATGACATCTCATCGTCGCAGAGATCGGCCCAAGCGAGCCCACCACTACGCGGCTTCCACTCGACTGAGTAGGCACCATCTCCACTGAAGTGGTAAACGGCCAGACCCTTCCGAGTTAGCGCAGCCAGTTTCCTGTCCCTCTTGCCTCGCTTCTCGAAGTCACCGACGTCGAGGCGAGACCACGCCTTGGCCCTAACGTCGGACTCCTGGCACGACACCAACGGGAGGATAGAAACGGCCTCATTAGAGGTCATGCAGGAG